TACCAGGAGGAGCTATTATACAAAGAGCTGCAGGCGCTATATCAAATCCGATGAAGTTTCAATCATTCACTGGTTTAGAGTTCAGAAGTTATACTTATAAATTTACATTAAAACCTTCATCAACACTAGAAGCACAAACTATTAGACATATTATTCATGCATTTAAAGTTTCAATGTTACCAGGCACAGCTGGAAATAATGACAGAATTTGGACTATGCCAAATGAATGGTTAATTAAATTTCAAGGACCTATCAAAAGATGGATTGACTTTCCATTAACTGTTGCACTTGAATCATGTGATGTTAATTATGCTGCAGGGGGTGGATATGCACTTATGGAAGATGGTTCACCACAAGCTATTGAACTGACATTAACCTTTAAAGAAACAACTCAAATGTCAAGACAAAAATATGAAAGACAGGTTTCCGCATATTCGGCGGCCGGAGGTAACAGAATAGCTGCTGACAGAACAACTCAGCTGAGTCCTGATATATATGGTCCAGTAGCTGAGTATTTAACGGATGGATCTAATGAACAAGGATTTGTTGGACCTCCTGAACCTCCTGAAAAATCTCAAGAACAGATAGACAAGGAGTTTTACATCATACAACGGATGCAGCATAGTGATTCTCTTTTAAGGAGTGATACTGCATTAAAAGATAATATCACACTACTAGGTCAATATCAAGGACATAATATCTATAGTTGGACTTGGAATAATATAGCACAATCTCTTGGAATAACCGATCCAGAAATCGGAGTTACTGCACAAGAAGTTGCACATATACCTAATGTAGTATCTACACATGAGAGTGGTTATTTACAAGTTGATTATGGTATTTTATTCGGTAATAAGGAGTAAACTATGGCAACAGGATTTTTTCGACATATACCCGATATCTATTATGATTTTAAGAGTGATGGTAAATTTTTTCAAGCGAAAGATTTATTTCGTAAAGTATCTACATGGAGTTATCTTCAAGAAGGTATTACAGGATATAGTTATTACAGAATAATAGAAGGTGAAAGACCTGATGTTGTGGCTGGTAGATTATACGGAGATAGTACTCTTTATTGGTTATTCTTTTTAGTTAATGAAAATTTACAAGACTTGAGTGATTGGCCTAAATCAAATTCTTTGTTTGTTAAATTTATGGATAGAAAATATCCAGGTACTTGTTTAGAAGCTTCTTCATCAACAGATATAGTTTCATACGATCATTCAAAACCCGAAGATGAACAAGTAGCTAGTCGTAAATTTATATTAGGAGAAAAGGTTTCACAATCATCATCAGTATATGGATTTATAACTGATATAAACCCGACACATAATAGAATTACATTAAATAGTGTTATTGGAAGTTTTACTGCTGACAGTACAGCAACAGGTGCTGATTCAGGAAAGAGTTTTACAATATCTTCTGTTGTAAGTGAACAGAATGCAATTCATCATTATACAGATTCAAACGATTTCAGAACAACAGTATCAACAGGAAATACAGCTGTATCAAATTTAAGTTATGAAAGAGATGTGAATGAAGATAAACATGAAATAAGATATATTCAACCACAATATGTACAAAAAATAGTAAGAGAGTTTAAAGACTTAGTAAGAGGTTAATTATGATTTGGGATGATCCTTTTCAATACGAGTTGGAGTGTTTAACTCTTGTTAATAATGAGGGAGTCGGATTTGATATTAGAAAAGCTTTTATGGGTCTTAAGCTCCATGAATCTATTACTCAAAATTTCTTATCAGGAGAAGTATCCATATTAGATGGAACAGGCTTTTTAGAAAATGCTAAGTTATTTGGTCAAGAAACTTTACATTTAAGATTTTGTTCACCATATGGAACAAGTTATGACGATGCACCACAAGAACATAGAATAGATAAACTTTTTCGTATATATCATGTAGGAGAAGTTCAAAGAAGCGGTCAAGATACTTTAATTTATAATTTAAAATTTTGTTCACCAGAACTTATACAATCAAAAAGAATTAGAATCAATCAAGCCTTAAAAGGTGGAATGATTGACACTGCAGAAAAAATAGCTAGAGATCATTTAGGTATTGAGGTAGATAAAAAAGATGTAACTGAATCTAAATCATGTCATATAGTTATTCCTAACTGGTCTGTAAACTATGCAATCAATTGGTTATGTAAAAATGCACAGGAGTGTGATGAACACGATGCTTTACATGATAGCTATTTCTTTTATGAATCAGCTAATAGTGGTTTTAGGTTTGGTAATATGTCTAAAATGATTAAACGCGAATCTTTCGTAGCATCTGAAGGAATCCCTTTATTTGCATATACACCACCTTTAGTAGATAAGGACGATACCTTACTTGGTTGGGATTTTGCGGGAACAGATGTTGAAGGCAAAGAGATTGGGATAATGGGAATGGGTAGAAGAATACAAGGTTATCAAATAGGGTCTATAGCAAATGTATTAGAAGGAACAGTCAATGGATTTTTTGCTTCAAAACAAATAACAATAGATCCAATTAATCAACAGATGGACGAACAGAGTTATAACTATCATGCGAAGTTTAATGCAAATAAAAACCTAGATAAGGGAGCTGATGATGAACCAAAACAATTTCCATTAGTTAGAGAAATGCCAGAAATATTACATTCAGGAAGTGCAGTTGAAGGTGATGAGTCTGCAGAACCAATAGTATCAACTGTTAGTATGTTAAAACCTATAAGTTCTTATAAAGATTCAAATGTAATATTTAATAGTGATACTCCTTATGCATATGAAGAAAGTGGAAGCAATTGGTTTACAGGACTTTCGGAAGGAAATGATAAAGGAAAATATATGTATAGACAAGCTGTTGATCAACTACTTAAATATAATTCATTAAATGTAACATTGCCAGCTAGGACTAATATAACTGCAGGAGCAATGATTAAATTAGCAATACCAGTAGCTAAAGCTGGAGAAGGTGATCCATCCGCAGAGAATGTTTTTCATACTGGTACATATTTAATTACAGATATCCAATGGGAATTAGCTTTAAGTCAATGTAAAGTTAATATTAGATGTATTAAAGATTCATTAATGAATAGAATTGAAACAACAACTGTGAAACTACCAGGTATGATTAAGGATAAAAGTCTTGAGGAGGAAGGAAATGTTTGAAGGTAGAGATGGATTTGAATGGTTTACAGGGGTTGTTGAAGATAGGAATGATCCAAAAGCTTTGAATAGAGTTCGTGTAAGAATATTTGGTATTCATACAGAAAATAAACAAAAGATAGCTACACCAGATTTACCATGGGCGACAGTAATGATGCCTACAACATCTTCTTCTATATCTGGATTAGGTACGACAGTGCATGGTCTTGTTGAAGGATCTTGGGTAATAGGATTTTTTAGAGATGGTGCAGCTAACCAACAACCTGTAATTATGGGGTCATTAATAGGACAGCCTTCAAAGACTATTAGGCTGGATAGAACTTTAGATGACAAGGGAAAAAGAAAAGAAGATAAAATAAAAAGATTTGAAAATACTGATGATGAACAATTTAAAGGTCCTGTTACTGCTGTTGATGAAGAAAATATAGAAATTACAGGAGACATCAAAAGTCCAGGTATAAAAGGAACAATAACTGATGTAACGATAGAAGATAGAGGTGGATTTTATAAATCAGCTCCAACAGTAACAATTAGTTCTCCATCTGTTTATACAAAAAGTGATGATGAGATTTTATTTGAAGAAGGAGATGAACTACCAGAAGGTAAACAAGTTGGAGATGTTAAAAAAGCAAGTATTATACCAGAAGGCAAAAAAGTAGGAGATACTAATTTAAATGGTGGTATACCTGCTGTTGGTAGAGCTACTATCAGAGAGCCTGGTAAAGAAGGTGGAGGAGAACTCTTTGATGTTACATTAACAAATTATGGATATGGTTATACAGAAGCTCCTACAATTACATTCTCAGGTGGTGGCATAGACTATGAAGAAGGAGCTACAGACATACCAGATGGTAAAAAAGTAGGAGATTTAAGGAATGAGGATGAACCACATGCTAAAGCAACCGCAGTAGGTTGGGATGAAAAAAACTATATTACAATTACTCCTACATTTTCTACTAAAACAAAGAATGAACAGACTGGACAGATGGAGTCTGGAGAAGGGTTTACAGCTAAAATACTTGTAGGACCAGATGGTAAAATAGAAGAATTTCTAGTAACTCCAGAAAATGTGTCTGGTGATAACTATGTTGTTGGAGATATATTACAGTTTGATAATGTCGGTGAGATGGAGCGTTATACAGTAAGTGACACTATACCAGAAGGTAAAGCAATAGGAAATATTAAAAATGTAAATCAAATCAAAGTGACTGTAACTGAAATTGATGAAGAAAATATAAATATTCCAGAAGGATTTCAAGATCCACGACGCAAAATATCCAAACAATATAAAGGAACTGCTGATGGAAAAAACCCTCAACATATGTCTAATAGAACTTATGGATTAGAATTAGATTTAAAAAATTCACCTAAACGAGATGGTGATGAGATAGGACAAAGATATCCTAAAGAAGAATATATAGAAGAAGGAGAATCTTCTGTAAACAAATTAGCTAGACAAGATGGAAAATATAATGAAGAAATTTATCCAAATAACTTTATCGAAGAAGGTGGAACTGCTGGGAATGACAAAACTTTATTTGATGGTACCCTCAAAGATGGTGGTAGAAATGAGGATAGAGGAGAATGGGTAAAACCAAAATATCCATTCAATCATGTTTACGAATCTGAATCAGGCCATGTAGTTGAAATAGATGATACACCAGGATTTGAAAGAATTAATTTATTTCATAGGAAAGGTGCACGAATAGAAATTAATAATAAAGGTGAAATTCACATGGTGGCTGCAGGAGGTCAAGATGTTAATATACAGGGTAAGAATGTTAATATAAATGATTACGGAATTGGAACTTTAAACATTAGGTCCGCTGGAAAAATTCTTATGAATGCTCTAGGTGATGGAGTAAAAATAGTTACTCAAGGTAAGACTGATATAGTTTCATCAGGAGAGACAAAAATAACATCTCTTAAAGATGTTATAATGAAAGCAGTTAAGAAAGTTAAGATACAATAATGAGTACAGCTATAGCAGTCGTTGAAATTCCGCCTATGGAGTGTCCAGCAGTCATGTTACCGACTCCGGCAAACATGAAAAATATGACTAAACAGTTAGCGGCTATGCCAGCTAAACTAGGAGCTATGATGGAAGTTCAAGCAGCAACCATGGCTCAAGATGAAGTTGATAAATTAACAGAAGAAGTAGACAAGTTAAAAGAAGTAGTTGAAACTATTTTAGATGTAATAGATGCTCCTAATTTTGAGAGTATTGACTGGCCAGACCTAAGAGCTGAAATTGGTATAGACAAACTCTTTCAGAAATATCCAGTCTTTCTTCAAGTTAAGATGATAGAATTAATAACTAAAATTTTACCAATAACAGTTGAAGTTCCTGTTCCACCACTTGGGATTAGTGTTGATATAGTTAAGTTTGTTACTGATGAAGATTATAAATCTAAGTTAGTAGCGGAACTAACAGGTAACGGTGAAGATATCAAAGCACAGATAGCGGCTCTTGATCCTGCAGCAATGGGTGTTGATGCGTTTATGGATGAAGTGAATGGATTGAAGGGTAGTATTATAGACCCGTTGTATGCAATACTTCCACCTGAATGGCAGTCATTTGGTGGTGAAGAAGGTTTAGAAATTTCAGAATTAAAGGGTCAAGCTGTTATAGCTTTTCTTGAATCTAAAATGAGTGGACTTGGAGTAGGAATGTTGTTTGATGCGTTTGGTGGTTTGATAAGTATGTTTGATCTAATATGGGATGCTTTAGGATTACCAGAATTACCAATCCCATTAAGTTTAGATGTAGGAGCTATGATTTCAGCTGTTGTAGATGCTGAGAAAGCAAAGTTTACAGCTGAGATAGAATCTTTAGATGCAGGAGAATTAACAGGTGAGGCTTTAACTAATGCTAAAACAGCAGCATTCGATAAAATGGGCGATGCAATGACTGAAGGATTAGAAGGACTTTCAATAGCAGGCTTTGATGTAATGAGTTTAATAGGTGGACCTATTGATGATCCAGTTGAGTGTTTAGCTTTAAAGAAGAAAAGAATATGTGAAGAAATAGGAAGGTTTAAAGACAACTATCAATTCTATTTACTTAGAAAATGGATGGAAGTAGTAACCTCTTTCTTTGATGCTATTGGTTTAGGTGCATTAACACAATGGATAGGTTGTGATTTTTGTACTTTTCTAGGATTAATAGGATTTCCAAAGAGTATTGATTTAAGTTTTTCAGATCACATTAAAGAAGTTGAAAACAAGGTAGTTTCACCTCTTCCAGCGACATAAATAGTAGTATGGCTCAATTTAATAGTAAAAATAAAGCAGACAGAGTGGCACGAAGGTGGTTCACCGATTTTGATATCAATATGAAGAATCATCCAATAACAGGTGATATAGTTTTAAAATATGATTTAAATGCAATCAAGAGAGCAGTTATGAATTTAGTAATGACCAATTATTATGAAAGACCTTTTAAACCTAGTTTAGGTGCTAATCTTAGAGGTAAGTTGTTTGAACTAAATGATGCTCCAAATAGAATAGTATTAGAGGATGAATTAAAAGAACTGTTAAATACATTTGAACCTAGAGCAACATTTAATAATATAATGACATCACCAGATATTAATGAAAATGCATTAAATATTACAATTATGTTTACTGTTAGAAATAGTCCTCAACCACATTCATTAGACCTAATATTAGAGAGAGTAAGATAATGGCAACAATAAAAAGTTCAAACATTAATATAACAGATTTAGACTTTGAACAAGTAGAAACAAGTCTAAAGGAATATCTAAAAGGACAAACAACTTTAAAAGATTATAATTTCGAAGGATCTAACCTGTCTATACTTATAGACTTGTTAGCCTATTCAGCACATACTTCAGCATTCAATGCAAACATGGTTGCCTCTGAAATGTTTTTAGACACAGCACAGATCAGAAAGAATGTAGTATCAAGAGCTAAAGAATTAGGATATACTCCTTCATCTAGAGCAGCTGCTTCTGCTTCTTTTAATTTAACAGTTAATAGTCCATCAGTAAGTGGTGTAACACCTAACAATTTAACAATCAGTAGAGGCCACGAATTCACAACAGTTTTTGATGGAACATCATATACATTTATAGCATTAGATGATAAAACAATTACACCAACAAGTGGTGCATTTAGATTTGATGATTTAAATATATATCAGGGTAGATTAGCTACTGATGTTTATAGATACAATAGTCAAATAGCTAATCAAAGATTTCCAATATTAAATCGTAATGTAGACACATCAACAATTAAAATTAATGTTACTTCAAATAATACAGTAACAGCTTGGAATAGAGCTGGAGATTTAACTGGTATTACAACAACTTCAACTGTATTTTATTTACAAGAAAATGATGATGGATTATTTGAAGTATATTTCGGAGATGGTGTAATTGGTAAAGAACCAATAGATGGTGATGAGATTTCTATATCTTATTTAATAACTGATAACAGCCATGCTAATGGTGCTAAAGTTTTTTCAATGACTACATCTATTAATGGAAATTCAGATGTAACATTTACAAATACAGTTAGTGCATCAGGTGGTAAAGATATTGAAACACCAGATCAAATTAAATTCTCAGCTTCGAAGTTTTACACTTCACAAAATAGATTAGTTACAGTTCAAGATTATAAAGCCAAATTACAAGACTTATATCCAGGAGCAGATTCAATAGCTGTATGGGGTGGAGAAGATGCAGACCCTATACAATATGGTAAAGTATTTTGTTCTATTAAACCTTCTCAATATTCAAACAATTTAACAACAGCTGAAAAGACACAATTAAAAAATGATTTAAGTAAACTAAGCGTTCTAACAGTTAGACCACAAGTAATTGATTCAGAGATACTACAAATATTAGTATCAACTAATTTTAAATACGATCCTTCAAAAACATCTCTTACTAAATCAGCTTTAGAAACATTAGTAAGAGCATCTATCTTAGCTTACGATAATGACAATTTATCTGGGTTTGATACATTGTTCAGACATTCACCAATGACAAATAAAATAGATTCAGTTGAAACATCAGTTCTTTCAAACATTACAACTGTTAAGTTGAGAAAGAATTTCAATGCAACAGTTGATGGTACTGCATCTAGTATGACTTTAGATTTTGGTAATGTAATTTATAATCCACATGCAGGACACAATTCAGCAGCAGGTGGTATTTTAACGACAACAGGTTTTTATGTTTCAGGTGATGTAAATACAGAATATTATTTAGATGACGATGGTTCAGGTAATGTAAGAAGATATTATTTATCAGGTTCAACAAGAGTCTATAAAGATAATACAGCTGGAACAATAACATATTCATCAGGTAAGATTAGTGTAAATTCATTAACATTGGGTTCAACATCTAATACTGATAATACAATAGATTTCACAATTATTCCAAACTCAAATGATGTCATTTCAGTTCGGAACCAATTGTTGGATATCACAGCAGCCGAGATTTCTGTTACGGGTGTAGCAGATACAGTTGCTAGTGGTGAAACGAGTGCTGGAGTTGGTTATACTACCTCCTCAAGTTACTCCTAAACTATGATCCATGTATATGCATGGAGTAGAATTCCCTCATGGTGAGGGTTTTAACAATGCTTATTTAAGAGGAAACTAAAATGGCAGATAAAAAAATAACCG